CGTCACCGCGCCGGGTTACCTCAGCGACCTCTTCAGCTCGTTCTATCCTCTCGGCTACGCCTCGCCGGTGCTGCGGGGGCTGGGCCTCGACGAGCACGGCTTGAGCTGGACCCACGCGCCTGACGTGCTGACCCACCTGCTGCCGGACGGTCGCGCCGCCACCGTCAACCGCGACCTGACGACCACCATGGCGTCGATGGAGCAGCTCGCGGTCATTTTTGGGGTCTCCGAGAACACGCTGATGCGGGATGAGTACCACGACATCATCAAGTCCGCCCAGGCGAACATGAACCTGCGGCTTCGTGGCGCGCAGTACGCCACCGCGATCGAGGACCGCAACCCCACGATGCAGATCTGGCTCGGTAAGCAGTACCTTGGCCAGCGCGACGTCTCCCGCGTGGAGACCGTGGGCGCGAACGGTGGCCCCGTGCAGACCGAGAACAAGACCATGGTGCAGGCCGTGGCGTACTTCCCGGAGAACGGGCGTGAGGAGGCCCCACCAGCGGAGGGCACCCCAGCGATTCCCGCACACGTGGAGAACGCGTAGCGTCTCACGTGCACGTAGAAACACGTCCGAATTAATCCACGATATCCCGTGGTGAGTCGCGGTCTCTTTCCTAATTATCCTCACACCCCCACTTCACCAGAACTTTACGGGAAAAACGTTACACATGAGCCTCTCACCTCGCCCCCTGTGGCTACCGCCCCGTGGGATCTCACGTCCCGCCATGTTCCGGGATCCACCAAACACGCGCGGGTGTCCGCCAGGGCGTGGGATCTACAGGATCACGTGTCACCCGCTCATGCAGGTGTACGTGGGGCAGACGGTTGACTTCGGGCGGCGCTTCTTCACGCACCAGGAGCAGTTGCTCCGCAACGCCCACCAGAACAAGCGGCTCCAGCGTGCCTTTAACAGCTACGGGCACGAGTGCTTTACCTTTGAGGTGCTGGAGTACGTCCACTCCCGGGATTCAGACCTCATGTCCCTCGCGGAGCATCGCTGGATGCTGGCCCACCGAGGTCACATGTTCAACGTCCGCCCCGCGGGTAGCGATAGCTTCATTCGCCGGTTCAAGCACATCTTGAACCTATGACCGCAACCGCGTACTACGTCCCACCCGCGGAGAACGTCATCCGCCCGCAGCCCGGGCCGCAGGAGATGTTCCACTCGTCCTCCGCGGACATCGTCATCTACGGTGGTGCCGCGGGCGGCGGGAAGACCTGGAGCCTCGTCTACGAGCCGCTCCGCCACATCCTACCGTCGAAGAACCACCCCAAGGGGGTCAAGGACTTCTCCGGGGTCATCTTCCGCCGGACCACGCCGCAGATCCGCAGTGAGGGTGGGCCCTGGGACGAGTCCGCGAAGCTCTACCCCCTGTTTGATGCCCAGCCGCGTGAGACGATCCTGGAGTGGAAGTTCACGAAGTTCCAGAATCAGACCATCCGGTTCGCGGGGATGCAGCATGAGTCCGACAAGGAGAACTGGCAGGGTGCCCAGATCGCCTACATCGGGTTCGACGAGCTGACCCACTTCACGGAGGAGCAGTTCTTTTACCTGCTCTCCCGTAACCGCTCGATGAGCGGCGTGCGCCCCTACGTCCGCGCCACCTGCAACCCTGACCCCTCCTCGTGGGTGGGGGACTTCATCGCGTGGTGGATCGAGCAGGACGAGGAGCACGAGAACTACGGGTTCCCAATCCCCGAGCGCGCGGGCAAGATCCGGTACTTCGTCCGCAGCAACGGGATCGTGACGTGGGGCGACACGCGGGAGAGCCTCGCCCACCTGCTGCCCAAGGAGCTGCTTGAGCGCGGCATCTCCCTTAACCGGCTTATTAAGTCCGTCGCGTTCATCCCGGCGAACGTCTACGACAACAAGAAGCTGCTGCAGGTCAACCCCGAGTATCTCGGCAACCTGCTCTCCCTGTCGTACGTGGAGCGGGAGAAGCTCCTCAAGGGCAATTGGAAGGTGCAGCCGAACAGCGGCAACATCTTCAACAGCGCCTGGTGGGCCGGCAAGATCGTGGACGCGGCACCCGCGGAGCTCATCACCCTGCGATATTGGGACAAGGCGGGCACGGACGAGGACGAGAACCCCAAGGCCGCGTACACCGCAGGCGTGAAGCTTGGGCGGACCCGCGAGGGGATCTACTACATCCTGGACATCATTGAGGGGCAGTGGTCGTCATATCGCCGCGAGAAGGTGATGCAGCAGGCCGCGCTGGACGACGGGCACCACGTCCGCATCTGGATCGAGCAGGAGCCGGGATCCGGTGGCAAGGACTCGGCGGACTGGTCGGTCAAGGGCCTCGCGGGGTTCGTCGTCCGCGCGGAGAAGGTGACGGGTGACAAGATCGCGCGCGCCATGCCCGCGTCCGCGCAGGTAGAGGCCGGAAACATCTACATGGTCCGTGCTCCGTGGAACAACCGGTTCATCCAGCAGGGCCAGGCCTTTCCCAACGGCCGCCTCAAGGACATGATCGACGCCTTCGCGGGCGCGTTCAACAAGCTACACCGCCTCAAGCGGTACGACATTGACCACTGGCCGACCAGCAGTCGCTAACCCCCACCCCCATTACCATGGCTCGTCAGCGCCCTAACCGCCGAAATGCCGACCGCGCCCCCGAGTACGCGGCGGGGAGGTACGTGGAGGAGACCTATTACCGGCAAACCGGACAGGCCACGCCGCTGGCCACGGGGAGGTGGCGTGAGGACTTCCTGCTGCGGCAACACATCGTCCACCGGTACAACCTGAAGCGGTGGCAGCTGAACGAGGCGCGTGCGCTAGGCGCAGACGCGGTGCGGGACGAGCTCATCCCGTTCTCGTACGAGCTGGACCGCTCCCCGTCGTCCCAGTACGTGCGGCGGCAGGATCAGCTCGTCTACCTCAATCTCCCGGACATGCTCGGGGAGATCGTAGCCGGCTTCATGCAGCGGTTTGCCCCGGACCCGTTTGGCTCTAAGGCGCTGTCCTTTGGCCCCATGGGCGACGTGCGGCAGAGCGTTAACTGGGACGATCCCTCGGACGCGGAGCTAATCTGGCACTTCGCGTGGTCCCCGGGCAACAATGGCCTGGGTTGGACGCCTGGCTGGTTGGATGCGCTCAAGATGGCGATGCACACGGGGCATCGGTGGATCTACGTGGACACGCCTGGGGTTCTCGTGGAGTCCCGCGCGCAGCTCATCGACGGCCTACGACCGTACCTGACGGAGTACTCCCCCATCGACGTGCCTGACTGGGAGTTCGGGCCGGATGAGCGGCTGAACTACGTCATCATGAACATCCATCCCCGTGAGGCGCCGCACGAGACCCACAAGATGCTCCTCACCCGCAAGGGGTTCACCCGCTTTGGGACGGAGTACGCGGAGGGTGGGTGGTTCAAGTTCCGTGAGGAGCGGCGGGGCGCGTACGACGGCGGGAACTTCGACGACTGCTACGGCCTGATCCCCATGACGCCGCTCTTCTTCCAGCGAAGCAAGGGCATCAAGGGCCTCCCCATGATCTCCAAGCCAGGGACCACGGAGCTGGGTAACGTCGCCATCGCGCTCGCCAACGTCACGTCGTCCGCGGGCTTCTCCACCTGGAAGAGTGGCAGCGGCCTGCAGTTCCTCGCGGGTGTGGACGAGGAGGGGATGGAGTTCGTCAACCAGCAGTACAATCGCGGCGATTCCATCATCGGCATTCCACCGAACAGCGACACGGACGCCACCCCGGAGGTGTACAAGGGGTCCCTGTCCGACACCAACGGTGGCGCCAAGGACCGCGAGGAACAGCTGATGTTTGTCGCCGCGCAGCTCGGTATCGGTGAGCTCATCGGGCAGACGGGTGGCGGTGAGAACGGCGCGTCACAGTCCGCGCGGTTCAACGTGTCCCAGGTGCCCCGCATCATCCGGACCATCCAGCACCTCCGTTCTGCCCAGCTCGAGACCCAGCGCTACCTGTGTTACCGCTTTGGTCACGCCGAGGCAAAGGACCTGCGGAACGAGTGGCCGCTCAAGGTGGACCTGGTCCAGCTGATCAGCCGCGTCCAGGAGTTCTTCACCGTCCAGCGGCTTGCGGGCATTCGCTCCGCCACGGCGTCCGCCAAGGCCATGACCGAGTTCGTCAAGGAGCAGGGCGTCGCGTTCGATGACGCGGAGCTGCAGACCATTCATGATGAGTACAAGGAGACCGCCGAGCTGGTTGATCAGGCGGCTGAACAGCAGGCCGCGTCGCTGGGCGACCCACAGGGGAAGAACCTATCCCAGCCCGGTGCGCAGGGTGGCCGCATGCGGAACGATCGCGAGCAGGCGCGGGACAAGGCGCGTGAGGCGGGGAAGAAGGCGGATCGCCCTGGACCTAAGCGGAACGTGCAGGCGCCCCCGCGGGGCAATCGGTAAAATTGCCTATGTACACGGACCTTACCGCGTGTTAGGTTAGACTCCTCGGCCCTCGGGCAGCCGCAATGCCTGTTTCTGGGTAGCTCCACCCTAACGGAGAACATCTCCACCATGACCGAAGAAGAGCTCAAGCAGTTTGAGGCCCTGGCCGCCAAGTTCGAGCCTGAGAAGGAAAAGGACGTGGTGCTGAAGCTCGTGCAGAGCAAGCTCCACCCCGTCTTTCAGGAGATCAACGACGGCGGACGTGCTGCGGCGAACCTGCTCGCCGATCAGAAGTACAAGACTCTGGAGACCAACTTCACCACGGAGAAGCAGCTCCGGGAGAAGCTGGAGAAGGACCTCAAGGAGCTCGATGGGAAGGCCCCCGAGGTTGCACGCGTTCGGGAGCAGTATGACCGGGACCTTGCCGCGCTTCGTGCCGACAAGGACAAGCTCGTCGCCGAGACCAAGAAGCTCACCGTCGGCCAGCCCTGGGATCACTCCAACTTCATGGGCCCCGTCATCCACGCCGCCTCCTTCAAGAAGCTGTCGGGCGCCATCGACGAGG